TGGAAAGGTTAGTATTAAACCAGAACTTAACGCACCCGCGACACCCGGTGCTAACTTGGCAAGCATTGCACACGCAAACCAAGAGCGACAACAACAACAACTACCGCCCAGTCAAACCGCCAAACGCAAACCCTAAGAAAATCGACGGCATAATCGCGGCTGTGATGGCTCTTAGTAGGGCTATCAGTGAGCAGGGGCCGCTTTCATATTACGAAAACAACGAGATAGAATTGGCCTAAACCATGAGCGAAAACATGATAGACCCGCAGCGGGAAGCAGAGCCACGATCTTTAGAGAACCCTAATATTCCGCTTGGTAGTCCTGAAGTCTGGCAATCTGTTTTCGGTGACGCTTCCACAGAAGCAGGGGAGGCAGTCGGCCCGCGCCGGGCACTTACCTACTCCCCCGTTTGGCAGGCTGTCAACTTGATTAGCGGCGACGTTGCAAAGCTGCCCCTGGACGTATACAAGCGGCTACCAAACAACGGCAGGGAAATTGACACAATGCACCCGGCCCAGTTCCTGATTCGGCGCAAGTGTAATCCGACAATGCACAGCTTCAAGTTCTGGCGGCGCATGCTTACTCATCTTCTTATATGGAACAACGCTTATGCGTTGATTGACTACGGGCGGCAAGGCGTGCCGGTTGGCCTGTTGCCGCTGCTACCCGACAGGACGCGCCCAGAGATACAGCAAGACGGCAGCATTGTTTACGTTACAGAAGTAAGCGGCGCGTTGCATGGTTTCGACGCTTCCCAGGTATTGCACTTTGAAGGGATCAGCGTATACGGTGACGCCGACTGTGAGCTTATCTATGAAATGAGAAACGCTATTGCCCTGGGCCTAGCGGCTGAAAAATTCGCTAGCCGTTTCTTTAAGAACGGGGCTAGAATCGGGGGCGTGCTGGAAGTGCCCGCAGGGATGAGCAAACCAGCGGCTGACAACTTAGAGACTGGCTTCCGAAAGACGTACGAGGGCGTAGACAACAGTTTTCGCACTGTCATATTGAGAGACGGGGCTAAATTCCATGAAGCACAATTCACGCCAGAGCAAAGCCAGCTAGCCGGGGCACGGCAAGAGCAGGTTAGAGAAGTAGCCCGCTGGTACAACCTGCCTCCCCATAAGCTGGGTTCACCTGTGAACGTTTCCTATGCGTCACTAGAACAGGAAAACAGGTCGTATCTCGACAGCTGCTTATCTGCTTGGCTGCACACAATAGCCAGCGAGTGCTATCTGAAGCTACTGACCCAGCAGCAGCAAGACGAAAACAGCCACTTTATCGAACACAATACCGGGGCATTGATCCAGGCAGACATTAAAACACAGTACGAAGTAGGCCGCATGGGAATAGAAATGGGCGTATTGTCCCCCGACGAATTCCGCGCAATGCAAAACCAGAACCCGCGCAACGACGGGCTAGGGGGGAAATTCTTAAAGCCTCTCAATATGAGCTTTGCCGATGAACTGCCAGAGCCAGAACCAGAGCCAGCCGCCCCTGTTGCCCCTGTGCCAGTTGACGACGAACCAGCAGAAGAACCAGCCGACGACGACAGCGAAGCCGCCCAGGAAGCCGCCCGCGTATCCCTGGGCAATAGCTTAGACGCAGCAATGCAGAAAACACTTGCAACCGTCAAACGCTGGGCGCGCCAAAAGACCGCTACCGCGTTTCTGAATCACGTAGACAACCGATTAACCGAACAGCTAGAGCCTTTTCTAGCTAGAATCGGGGACAGTTTAAGCGTTTTTGCGGCTCTTAATGGTGCCAGTGGGGACGAAATAGGGCAAAAGGTGGGCTGTAGCTGGCTCGAAATAGTGCGAAAATCGGTTAATGATACCCTTGAACACGCCACAGCTGACGAACTAGAAGCCGCGATAGAACAAAAGTGCAAGCAATTACTGAGCGAAAACCTAACCTTGTGGGGTCTAATCGATGAATACCGAACGCCGTAATAACAACCACAGAGTAAGAATTGAAAAGCGAGACGGGCAGCCGTCAAAGATCGTGGGATATGCTGCCGTATTCTACCGGGACGACGACCCCGGCACGCAGTACGAACTGTACAGCGGGCACTTTGAGCGAATCCAGCCGGGCGCGTTTACCCGTGCCCTGGGAGAAAACGACGACGTGCGCGGGCTGTTCAACCATGAGCCTAGTGCCATACTGGGCCGCGCCCAGGCGGGCACGCTTTCGCTATCTGAGGACGATACCGGGCTGCGCTATGAAATAGACGTTCCTGATACCCAGGTGGGCCGCGACGTAGCAACCAGCATAGAACGGGGCGACGTTACAGGGTCTAGCTTTGCCTTTTCAATTAGTGAGGGGGGCAGCGAGATACGCAAAGACGGAAAACATACAGTGCGAGAGATTAACGGGGTAGCACTTTACGACGTTGGCCCTGTTACATACCCCGCCTACGAAGCAACAACAACAGGTATGCGGGCAGCTGACGGTATTAAAGAAGCACGCCTAGCCTTTGAGCAGTTCTATATTGATCAGGAATCTGTAGAAGTGCGGCTTAGGATAATTGCTATTGATACCGACAGCTAAACTGTAACAATACAAACAACAGAACAACCAAACGCACAAAGCGCGGTAATTGTTTGCAACATTTACGAAACATTAGTAAATGCCAGCAACAGGGCCGCGTTTTTTTTTGCGCAGTCTGGCAGCTGGCAGCTTTCAAACTGGAGAATCAGAACTATGGCAGACTTCAAAAAGCTACAAGAGCAGCGCGAACAACTCGCGGCACAAATCAAGACCCACGGCGAAAGTCAAGATAGCTGGGCAGACGAGGACCGCGCAAAGTGGGAAGCACTCAACGAAGCCTACAACGCAAACGCAGCAGAACTAACCCAGGCACGCGAAAAAGCTAACGTAGCCGCGCGACTGGCTGAAGTCGAAGCCGCTAAAGAGGAAGTTTCTTTTAGAGAGAAGCGGCAACGCACGGCAGAAACCCGCCCAGAGATTACCGACGAAACCAGAACACTGGCTTTCGCAGCCTGGGCGCGTCAACAAAATGGTTTCGGCTTGGATGATACACACGTTGAAGCCGCCCAGCGTTTGGGCTTAGATCCAAAATCTAACTTTTTAGACGTCCGACTCGCTAAGCACGCCCCCGTCATGAGTCATGACGGCTGGGGAAAAGAAGTCAGAGCACAGAGCACCGGCGTTGATGCTGACGGCGGATATTTAGTGCCCGCTGGATTTTCAAACGAACTAGAGAAAAGCCTGTTATCGTTTGGCGGTCCTCGTAGCGTATCGCGTGTTATTCGTACCTCAACCGGAAACGACGTACCGTGGCCGACTAGTGACGACACCGGCAACAAGGGCGCACTGTTGGCAGAAAACGCTGCTATCAGCGAGCAGGCTGCCACGTTTGGCGTCAAAACCCTGAACGCCTATAAGCTAACTAGCAAGTCAATTCTGGTATCTGCTGAACTTCTGCAAGATAGCTTTTTTGATCTTGGCGCAGAAGTTGGCTCGATGTTGGGCGAGCGGCTTGGACGCATTGAAGCGCAGTACAGTTCCACCGGCTCTGGCAGTTCAGAACCTCAAGGCGTGGTTGTTGGCTCTGGTCTCGGCAAGACGGCAGCTGCGGCCGATGCTATTGCTTCCGACGAACTTTTTGATTTACTCCACAGCGTAGACCCGGCATATCGTAACAGCAGCAGATTTGGTTGGATGATGCACGATAATATTCTGCTTGCTCTGCGAAAGTTAAAAGACGACAACAACCACTACCTGTGGCAAGAGGGCATGAGCGTTGGCGAACCCGACAGACTGCTTGGTTATCCGATTACGATCAATCAGGATATGCAAAGCAGCGTGGCAACCGACGAGAAAACCGTCTTGGTTGGCGACTTTTCACGCTTCATTATCAGGGACGCCGGGCCTATTAGGATGTTTCGATTAGAGGAACGCTATCGTGACAACGATCAGACTGGCTTCGTGGCCTTTGCCCGCTTTGACAGCAAGGTTCTTAATTCCGATGCAATCAAGCATCTGATTCAAGCCTAATGATGAAAGTCCGATTGTTAACTAGTATCGTGGGAACTGGCTTTTCTCATGACTGCGGCGACATCGTCGAACTAGACGACGCAACCGCAGAGCGTTACATAAAGCGCAGCTGGGCGGAACTACCGCAGCCAGAAACGGCTACCGTAGAACCGCCCCTGCGCGCGACGCGCCCAGAAGCAAAGAAACGTAAAGCAATTAAAAAGAGGCCCCGCTAAATGCACTTAGTTAGCAGCTACAGCACGGCAGAAGTGACAGCCCCGACAGCAGAACCGCTGCAAGTCAGCGAAGTACGGCGGCACCTGTCGCTAGATGATTCGTTTTATGACGACTACCTGAGCAGCCTAATAGAAGTAACCCGCGCGACAGTCGAGGCAGAAACGCACAGGCAGCTTGTCACGGCTACCTATGATATGGCAACAGACCAGCTGCCAGCGGGCACAGAAACGCTTTATCTACCCTTCGGGCAACTGCAAAGCATTACCAGTATCACGTACACAGACACAGCAGGGGCCACACAGACCTTTTCTAGTGGGGATTATGACGTAAGCATAGCCCGCGAACCGGGCACCGTGCGGCCCGCCTACGGTGAAGTCTGGCCCGCAGCCCGCGCACAGCAAGAGGCGGCTACAATCCGTTTTATCTGCGGCTACGGGGCAGCGTCAGCAGTCCCCCAGGCTATCAAGCACGCAATGCTTTTGTTGATCGGTCATTACTTCAACAACCGAGAACAGACGACGATAGGCGTGATGGCTATGGAAATGCCGCAGGCAGCCGGGGCACTTCTGGCACCGTTTAAACTGGGGGACTCGTTCCAATGGTACGCGCCGGGCAGCTAAGGCAGAGAATCGACATAGAGCAAAGCACGCAAACCGCAGACGCCAGCGGGCAGCTAACAGACTCCTGGGCTAGTGTGCGTGAGTGTTCAGCGCGTGTGCTTGACGTATCAGCAAGCGAGACTTTTAGCGGCTCTCAAATCGAATCAACAACAACAACGCTGGTAATTGTACGCTACCCGCACGCAGGCCCGTTTCCCGATTCAGCTATGCGCGTTGTATACCGCGACGGCGACACAACCCGCACGCTAAACATTGAAAAAGTGCAGCGGCGCGACGAACGGCAAACAGAACTGTGGCTTCACTGCACAGAGGATAGCTAACAATGGCACTAAAAAAAGACGCCCTGCAATTTATGGGAATCGAGGAACTGTTCAAAGAGTTCAACGGGCTAACCGACAGCCTACAGCGTAACGTACTGCGCAAAGCCGTAGCAGCAGGCGGCACGGCCTTAGTCAGTTCTATTAGGAAAGTTACCCCGCGCAGTAGGACCACAGGAACGGCAGCCGGTTGGAGTGCTGGCACGCGAACCCAGCGAGAGAGCAAAGGTAAAGATCCGCTACGCCGGGCAATTAAAAAGAAGCCTTCTAGCAAGTGGAAAAGCAGCCGGGCGGCTAGTGCTGCTGGTATTATTGGCGTCACTATTGGGCATGACTGGTTAATAGCCCCGCATAGCTGGCTGGTAAACTACGGGCACAAGGGGTTTTACTGGTCTAAAACGTCCAGCGGTGAACGGGTAGCCGGGACTAACTACTTTCAGAAGGGCATCGAAAACGCTAAGGCAACAGTCAGAAACAAGGTGACGACCACAGCACGCCGGGCACTAGCTGCGGCAGTCGAGAAACAAAAGAAATAACATGGCAAACACTGGCAGCAATATAAGAACCTACCTGTTGACGAAAACGGCAATCACCGATGTTGTTGCCACTCGCATTAGGCCAGACGTTTTGGCCCAGGGCGATAGCTTGCCCGCTATGGTTTACCTTG